CCCCTAATTTTAACAATTTAAATTTTAAAAATATGCCATTAGCTTCATGTGCTTTGACCCAATCATACGCGTTGGATTGTCGTGATAGCTTGGGTGGAATTACCGAAGTTTACTTTATTGAAGCCCAAAACGTTACTGGTGTGACTGAGGCTTCAGGTGGAGGGACTTTGACTGCGATTACTAAAACTGCATCGAAGGTATTTAGAAAATATGAATTAGTACCGGGTACTTCTTCTTTGACTGAAACCATTAATGCAAATCAGCAGAACGGAACGGTATTCTATGCTCAAGAATTATCAATTATTTTAAATAAGTTACAAGCAAATACTAGAAATGAGATTCTTTTATTAGCACAAAACAACCTTAAAGCAGTTGTGGGTGATGCTAATGGAAAGTATTGGTATTTAGGCCGTGTTAATTCTATTATGGTATCAGGTGGTAACGGTGCAACCGGAACTGCACAAGGGGACCGTAGTGGATATACGTTAACTTTTTCAGGTGCCGAAAAACAAATGGCACCGGAGGTTCAGGCTTCAGTAATTACGACTTTAACAACGTAATAAAAGACAGTCGTTTGGTTGATGACTTGGGGTGGCAATCGTGTCACCCCTTCTTTTTTATAACTAATTTCGATTTTGCTATTTAGTTGTAATATGATTTATTTAGAAAAAGGACAATCAAGTCAAGTTGTTTTAACATTAAGCGAAAAGGCTCAGTTATATTCGCCTAATTACTTATTTGTATTTAAGTCAAGAAGTACGAACGAGACAATTAAGTTTATAAAATTAGTTGGTTCGGATGAAAGCCCGAATGAAAGTCGGTTTAATACGTTTACAATTGTAACGGATACTTATTTTGCTAATTCGTTAAAGGGAGAATGGACGTACTCGATTTACGAACAAGCAAGTACGACTAATTTAGACATTCAATTTACGACAAGTTTAATTGAAGAAGGTCAAATGATTTTATCAGATGGGAACGTGTTTACGTTTACAAGTTATAATAGTCAATCAAATACATTTATTGTACGAAATATATGAATGATTTATTTTTTCTTTCCTTTGCGGAGGCAAGACAACCGGAATATAGGGAGAAAAAGGGCGAGGGTGGTGGATACATTGAGTTCGGTCAGAAAAATGATTATCCGAATTATTTAGTTGAATTGCTAAACAAGTCTGCGAAGCATAATTCAATTATAAAAAGCAAGGTCAACTATATTACGGGAAATGGCTTTAAAACTAAGGGGCCAGACCCCGTTGGTGAACAATTCATCGAGCAGGCCAATCCTTATGAATCGTTGGCCGAATTATCAAGAAAGGTATCGTTGGACATTGAAACGTTCGGCGGTGCCTATATCAATTGTATTTGGTCTGAAAGCGGTGAAGTATTATCAAGCATTTATCATGTTGATTATACGAAGGTTCGGACAAATAATGACAATACGCAGTTTTGGTATTCAGAGGATTGGAACGATAGAAAGTACAAGAAAGAGGTTTACAATGCGTTCAATACTCAATTAAGAACTGGAAGCCAAATTCTATATTTAAAGGAATACCGACCTAACTTAAATGCGTATGCGTTGCCGGGTTATTATGGGGCTTTAAATTATATTGAATCCGATATTGAGATTTCTAAGCACGTTTTAGGTAATGCACAAACCGGATTTAGTGCATCGAAGTTAATTACGTTACCGAATGGAGACCCGACGGATGACGAAAAGCGGACTATTGAACGCAAGTTTACAAATCGTTTTTCAGGTGCGGATGGTAAGAAGTTTATTTTGTCGTTTACTACTGACCCAAGTAGAAAGCCAATCATTGACGATTTAGGGGCGAGTGATATAACGAAAGAGGATTTTACAAATGTGGACAAAATGATTCAGCAGAATATTTATGCGGGTCATCAAATTACATCGCCTGACTTGTTTGGTATTTCGACACCGGGACAATTAGGAAGCCGTCAGCAGATGCGTGATAGTTACGAAATCTTTAAAAATACTTATGTAAATGATAAGCAGTTATTTATTGAACAAATATTCTCTGAACTTGCCAAACTACATGGTGCTTCAGAGTCGCTTGAAATAATTCCGGTTGAGCCAATTGGTTTTGAGTTTAGTGCTGAAATCATTGCGGCAAATTTAACAAAGGATGAAATCCGTGAGAAATTAGGAGCACCGTTATTAGAGCAAAAAACAACGACTACAAATCAGGATATTATTGATTCGATTAATAGTTTAAGTCCGTTAGTTGCTAATAAGGTTTTGGAATCGATGACGGCAAACGAGATTCGTTCTTTGGTTGGTTTACTTCCGGAGCAAGGTGGCGAATCAATACCAAGTTCAAGTCCGACTATAATGTCTCAAGCAAGCCAAAAGTTTAGCGAGGACGATGTAATAAAAGTATTCTCTGAATTTGGAGAGGACAAGGATAACTATTCGGTTTATAAAAGCCGGAACGTATTTGAAGAAGTTACAAATCAAGAGTTTGCGGTTAATGATATAAGTCAATTAGAAGCAAATGTATTGGACCAAATCCAAAAGCAAAAGCAGATTTCGATTGAGGTTATTGCTTCGACTTTAAAGGTTGAGCCGTCAATGATTGAAACGGTGGTTAAGGGATTAGAAAAACGAGGAATCTTAATATCAAAGGAAGTTAAGGGTACAACGGAAAGAACGCTGGTAAAACCTTTGAGTAAATTAAATGCACCGAAGCCAACGACGACAAGCTTTCAGGTACGTTATTCTTACGAGTGGAGGCAAGAAATTCCGGTAAATGAAAGGAATACATCGGCACACCCTTCACGTCCGTTCTGTGCGAGACTAATGAGTTTAAATAGACTTTATACAAGGGCAGAGATTCAAACGATTTCGGCAAGGTTAGGTTATTCGGTATTTGATAGGAGAGGCGGTTGGTGGACGATGCCGGACGGAGAGCATTCGCCATCATGCAGACATATTTGGTACGCACAAACGGTTATTAAAAGAGATTAAGGATGAGAAATATCTTATTTATTGGGGCAAATACAATTAAGGAACGGACAACGGTTCATTCTAATGTGGACGATAAAAATATTTTGTCGATAATTAAAACTTGTCAAGACATGAATATTTTACCGGCATTAGGAACCGGACTTTATGAACGTTTGCAGACCGGTATCGCTAACAATAATTTAACGACATTAGAGACAAGTTTATTAAATGACTTTGTAACGGATTGCCTGACTTATTTTGTGCTTTCTGAGTTGCCGTTTGAATTATCGTATCAGTTTTATAATAAAGGATTAGTTCGTAAGAGTTCAGATAATACGGAGACACCTTCGATGCAGGATTTAATTGATATATCAAGTCGGTATCGGGCAACGGCTGAATTTTATACGGAACGAATGATTAAGTATTTAAAGCAGAACTTTAATTTATTTCCGTTGTATTTAAATCCGGGTACCGGAATAGATATTATGCATCCGGACCACGATGCTTATAAGGCAACGATGTTTTTAGGTGACGATTACGAATATAAGAATATGAGTTTCGAAGAACGTTATCAAGGCGAAAACGGATTATGTTAATAAATTTCTATGCCAAAAGCATTTTCAACCAAAAATATAAATAAGCTAAAGGTTTATTTAGAACAATCAAATGGTACGACAACTGACATTAAATCAAACGGTGCAACTAATCAAGGAACTGGGGCAAAGCCACGAGCAAATTGATTCGGTTTACTTTGGTGATTTATGGGAATTTTTAAACACCGATAATGTTTATCCGGCTTTATTTTATTCATTGACCGGAACGCAGATTCAAGGGAAAACATTAACACATTCATTTTCGCTTTTCTTTTTTGATAGAGAGATTCAGAATGAAAAAAACGAAAACGATGTTTTATCGGATAGGTTGATTGTGGCCCAAGATATTTTATCGATGATGAAAAACCCGACGTTTGATTGGGATATTGACGAATCGGTAAATTTTGAATATTACACGGAGACGGAAGTCGATTTTTTAAGTGGGGTCAAAATGGATGTAAATATCTCGTTTCCTTATTTATCAGATAGATGCACGTTACCGGAGGATTTTAATTATTTAGAGTGGTTAGCAGAATAAAAAAATAACAAATATGGGTTCTTACAAAGTCTTATACGACTATCCTAATTATGCTTCATT